CTCATCGTACCAGTACTGATTGATCATGTCGTCACCACGTATTTCTTCATCTGAGGGCTAATGCCGGGAGTGACGAACCAAAAGGCGTCACCGTCGACATCGTATGCAGCTCTATTAAGCCGTTCTTCAGAGCCCTTAACGAGCACATAGTCGTAATCATCAAGGTCCACACCGCGTGGCACCGTGAAGTGTTTTGATTCGGCGGCATGAGATGGTAGTACCACATACACTTCAGCGTCGACAACACCAACAAGTCGCTTCCAGACACTTGCGCCGCCAGATGTTTGCAGAGTGGCACTGAACAGATTTTGCCCATTCTCTGCAAGACACTTGTACAAGGCGACTACCAAACCTTTGCCACGATATTCTTTTGCAGAAGACAGTTGTTCAGTCGACAGTCCTTTAATCGTCCCGCCTGGAACTTGATAATCATGGGCAGAACATTCGATGTTAACTACAATCTTTCCAGTCTCGTCATCAAACAACGCAATGTCGTATGATTTTCCACCGCTCCACTGTGGGGTCTTTTGTGCATTGTATTTGACAGTGTACCCGCTGAATGGAAACGGTTTTTGCAGTGGAACATCTTTCCACTTAGCTTTTATAAGGCGTGCGCCATTATCGCGAACAGTAGCGCCTCCCTTGATAACTGTGTCACTATCATCTTTGTGATAGGCGTCATCATCAATCGTAATGTCCTCAAGGAACTGCTTGAACGTAACCTTCATTTGATTTTTGCCTTCTCAAGCTGATCAGCTGATACAAACCTACCAGGTATTTGTTGAACTTTTTCTTCATACAGCCTGATTGCTTCGAGCAATGATTCGAGAGTAATGTCACTCTTGCCACTTTTAGACAGGTTATACTCCCATGGCACAAACTGTAGATTGCAGATATGGCCAACAATTTCTGGGCTAATACCCCGCATAAACGCATCTTTACAGGTAAGTTTATGATCTAGATGGTATTTGCCATCCATACCAGAAACGCCCCGCTTATCACTTCCTTCAAGAGATGAAATCTGCGTTGCCCATTTAGTTTCTTGGTTCTTTACTTTCATTCTAAATGCGATGTATTCTGGTAAATCTTCTAACCTATTCCAATGTCCATTTTTCTCATTACTCTCACGAACTTTTGGTACCGCTTTCCTGATGCTCTTTCATACCCACTTAGCCCATTTTCGTCTTTCATAAGATTTGCGGCGCGAATTTTGGACGTAGTAAGCTCCATAAGAGTTTGGTTTCCAATCAAAGTTGATCGCTTCGTTTGTGCGGTTTTTAACGCGGCATGGTGGGCAGTTTCAGCATATTCTGGCGCAGATTTTGTCTTTCTCATGTTGGAGAGACGTAATTCCTCTGAGCATTCTTTACTCCCACATGTATCATGCCAGCGTTTGCGATTGAAATGCTTAAGAGCGTCTTTTCCGCAGACTAAACACTGAGGAATACTACCATCCTCATTGATTGGTCTACGATTAGATTTTTTTACTGGTGATTGATTTTGTTTCTGTAGCATTAAACATTGCCTGTTGTGATGGTTTCATAGAGTTATTTAGCGCCCTTCGGTCCGTCTCAACATACATCCACTTGTTCTTCACCACATTAAAGCGATACAGGCGAGATGGAATCTTGAGAGCTGGGTCGTAGTTTAAGCGGAAGTAAGCGCCATCGACCTGACCAGCAACATCAGGTAATTTATAGCCTTCGGTGTATGCTTGACCATCTGGAGGGAAACCATCTTCAACGTACAAGTCACGCCCGTCATAACTGCCGGGCTCTCTGCTGACATTCATGCCCGATGCGAGTTCTCGAACGTTTGTTCCCTTTTCTGGAACCGCTTTCTTTGCTTCAGCCGTGATTGCTTCCGATGCGGTAAGAGGCCCCGTTTGGATTTGTTCAATTCCATCAAAAAACGAGCCATCATCAATTACATACTTCTGCGTGTCAGCCGTACCAAGAATATCTCGGTTTTCCTGACTTGGAATCATCTGTGAAGCTTGAAACTTGTAGATGATCGGGCGCCACGATGTGGTGTATCCATCAGCAGCCCACGAAGTATCAGTGACCTCAAGGAACTTCTTAACTGGACGTAGGTTGTGGTCGTACTGCATTTCACTTGGCACTTCAAGAATGTCGCCCACCACAATTGGACGACCAAGTGCTTTCACCATCGTAGCAAATGACGTGGTGAAGGAGTACATATCAGCAATTTGAAAGCCAAACTTTGACAGATCACTGATCGCGTCAAATGGCTGATAGCTGACTTTGAACTGCACAGACTTGGTTGCGTAGTCGCGATCGCGGTTCTCAAGGAACAGCTGGTCTTGCACATCATCAAGTGACGTCGCCCGATAGTCAAACAGCTCCAGTTTGTCTACTTCCCATGGCTGGTTTGTCGCGACGCCAGTAAAGGACGTCGGAACCAAACGCCAGAAGCGAGAGCCAGAGGACTGCTTGATGCGAATCATAGCCGCACCAGCGCTGTCGGGAAGGTTTACCACGTCAACACGATACCAATCCATTTCGACCGGCAGCGAGAACATGTCGTTCACCGCGAATGGGGTGGTGCCTGCTTGAATTGTGAATGAGCCACGGCGGCTGTTGAAGCGAACGCCAACAGTTGCGACACCAACAACCTCAGTAACTGAGCCGGTGTACATAACACTGAATGTGTTAGCGGTCAGCGCAGCGATCATGAACGTGCCAGGCAGTGACTCTACACCTGCCGCAAATCCTTGAATTGAGCCGTGATGCACTGGAACGTATGGGTCGGATGGAGACGCAGCCTTCGTGAAGCGCACTGTACCAGCCTTGAAATCACCGTTGCTGCGCTCTACACGAACTTGCAATGCGCGACGACCATCAGCCGGTTGCGTGATCTTGAAGGAGGTAATGTGCTGCAGGTCTGGTGCACCAGGAGCGTTCTGCTCCTGACCATACGATGTTTTCACCGTGCCGAAGTCATAACCAATCCAGGCTGGAGTCGTCAGTACACCCATGCCGGCTTGTGGACTGATCCATGTAGTTGAATTCGTGTCGAAGACGTTATCTGAACCGTTCAGTGCATTTCCGTTGCCGACAAGGTCAACGAGTTTTCCCTGCTCATGGACACCAAGGAGCTTGAACACGTTGATTGGTGCACCACTCATGTTCAAGTTTTCAGCGGCGTACTGCTCTTGAATTCTGTCAGGTTGAGTAGTGTAGTCTACGTCACCAGTGCACAGCTCAGGAGCACGGTACTTCTCAGGTGTCGTGCTCCCATTTTCCGGGTTATTGATGGAACCCGCTCCATCTGGACAGTTAGTGATTGGTAGAGTCATAGGTGCGCCAGAAATACAGGCATTAGGTGACAGATAGCGTTTGTATTTAGGTACAGGTTGAATGATAGCGTGGCAGGTGAGACGTTGTCGTCTCACGTTTACAGAACACACATGAAATTCGAGTCTTTGGTTTCTTCAGGTTTAACTTGTGTTCTTCAGAAAGTGATTTGCCCTTAGTGTTCAATGATTGTCGAAGTTTCTGCTCGTCCGACATTGGGATTCCTTTTGGTCGCCCACCAAGATTGGTTCCGCGTTCCTCTCGTGTTTGCGCTGCTCGGCTAGCACGTTCCTGGAGAACCGTAGGATCGACCTGAGCGTGATAGTTCTGAAGACCTTTGGAAAGATTGACACGTTGTTCTTCAGTACGGATTTGCCCCGTGAGCTTTTGAACACGCTTCGCAATGGATTCTTTGCTGGCCTTCTTTCCAAGCATACCAGTCAGCCGTCCCTCAGCCCAGGCAGCTTTTCCTTTCTCCGAAAGCTTTTGACGCGTTTCCTCTTTTGTTGACGGTCGGTCTAAGGCACCGAGCCCACCAGGTCCGCAATTTAGACAAAACGGATCTTTGCGAAGTTCTTCAGTGATTAACTCTTTTTCGCGTTCAGAAGCTGCAGTCCTTGTGGGGAGAACTTCAAGAATGCTTCGAACGTGTTGATCCTTGCCGTATTTCTTTACGGAGCGCGTCAATCGTACCCCGCTCCCAAGATACCCGTCGTCAAGATCATCGGTGCTGTGCATGCCGATGTAGTATCGCCCTGTGACGAGACAAGTTGTCTTGTAGATGATGTGGTACTTGCGACGTGAAGCTCTTACTTTCTGTTCCATGCTAAAAGGTCCCGTATTGCTACGAGCCTATTTAGCGTCTCCGGCAGAAACGTGACGCTATCCGAGAAGGAATGCGGTATTACCGTGCTCAGCGTTTTGATGCTCATAATCTAACAGCGCTTGTTTCAACTCAGTAAAGTCTTGGCGTGCCTCAGCTAATAAGGTCTCGCCGTTTAGCGTTATTGTGCCAGCGGGACCTGGAGATCCAGATGAGTACTTTGATCTAATGAGGCCGAGCATTTCTTTGCACTCGGCTAAGGCCCAATTTTGTATAAATTGTTTACACCAACGATCAGACATTAGTTCTTGTTCTGATCTTTCAAGTTCAACCTCAAGAACGACTCTTTCATTTTGGCGTATCGCCCTCTTCAGATAAAGTTCACGCCTTGCTTCATTCCAGACAAATGGAATGTCTCCAGCAAAAATCCGATTGAACTCCTCAGACCATGAGTATATCAGGTGCGCGTCAAGCAAAGCACCCCCACCGTTTGCAATCTGGGCGAACTGCTGGGCGTAGGCCATGCCCCAAGTGTCGTCAGGACCGGCACCAGTGATGCCAAGCACGTTCAAACGATGAACCTTCATTACTGACACAACGGCATCTGTGCGATCAGCTGGTGAGTTCAAGAAGTACACCTGTTGACCTGGCAAAAGGTTGTACACCATGTATCTTTGCTCATAGGCGCCAATTGACAATTGGCGGTAAGTGTCAAGGGCATTGTCAATAGCGACGTTGAACTGCTCCTCAGCTAATTCAATGCAGAGCGCAGGCCAACCGAGCTGTGCTTTCAAAATGTTGATCAAACGAAGGCGTTGATCATATGTACCATCATTACCAATACCGAGTTTATCGGTGATTGGCGTGCCCTCTTGTTCCGTGTTCGCGTGCTTCCAACTGGTCCCGTTAAAAACCAACAGTTTGTGGGTCGCCGTGTTGTAGAACAACAGACCAATATAAGGAGTAATGAGCTCTTGAGCCTCAACAGTGAATGGCACTGTAAAGGCCTGGATAGACCCATTGAACAACGTGTTTAGTGGGCCGGGTACTTGCCAATCACTTCCATCCCAGAATTGAATGCGACGAGCAGTGTGGTTATACACCATTTCACCAAGCAAAGGTGCGTCTGGTAGTTTTGTGCCACTGCTGATCTTGGCAAACGGCACCCAACCAGAAGGATCCATTAGCGAACGCACCAACATATTCGTGCCGTCAGCGGTCACCCATTTCAACCCATCAAAGACCTTAAGAGTATTGACGAGCATGTATGCCTGACCAGGTACGCCTGGATTGTATTCGCCGGACATAATTGAGTCCATGCGAGTGGGCACCCACACAGAGCGAGTACTGTCCCAGTACTGCACCATTTGAAGTTGCTGGTCGAAGTACACCATATCTGGTGCAGGCGACGTTGGCGCGGATGGCAGTGATGGAATCGAGCCGGTGTACGAAACGACGGCCTTTTCGAGTGGTGCCGATTCGAGAGGGTAGGATTGAATGCCAAATTGGTAATACTGCAGAACGTTCGATGCAGCATGAACCGACGCGTAATACGTCACGTTCTCATCGGTTCCAGTGATTTCTACCGTCCAACTGGTCGTTGCACCATCGGCAGAAATGGTTCCAGTAGGGAACGGCATTCCATTGATGCCACTGTAGAACGCAACAACTTGATGATCGCTGATGCGATTGGCGTTTACATCGCCCCAAACAGCCGAAGGCGACGAGTACCTCGTACCGTCTTCTGGATAGTCGTGGACGTCGACTGGCCGCGTACCTAGAAGGACCAGAGCACCGTCTGCAACTTCAAGTGTTGTTGGTCGAGAAAGAGTCAGTCGAATACTGGTCGGAGTCGGCCTTGCAATGTCAATGTCGAACTGACGCGACTCAACCCAGAGGTCGTGGGTCGAATTTTCGTTTAGTGTAAATACGGTCATGTTATTCAATGGTCAATCCATGAGTCATAGTCATATTTACACTCCATACACCTACCTAGTTGGATGGTCAAAGCTGCGCGTGTTCTATTACGGGTCCAGGTACAGCAAAAGAGCCCACCCTTCGGATCTATGGGTCACGTACTTTACAAGCTCAAAATATGTTGCAAAGTTCCGACAGGAGCATGGTGAACCAGACATTATTGAAGTTCGTAAAACCTTTAATGACCCAAAATTAGCCTTGACTTGGGAACTTCGGGTGCTCAGAAGAATGGGCGTAGTTAAAAGAAATGACTTTCTAAACAAAACAGATCGCCATGGAATAAGGTCTGTTGGGGCGCCATTGTCAGAAAACCATCGCCGTAATATCTCAAAGGGATTGCAAGGAAAAGTAAAAATCTCAGCTGATCAAAGAACTAAGATTGCCGAATCCAATGCAACTAGACAGGTGACTGACAAAGTGAGAGTCGCAATGGCTAATACGGCAAAATTAGAAGTTACGAGAAATGCAGTCGCGATGAGCAACAGGAAGAGAATCATTTCTGATGAGACGAGAGCTAAGCTCTCAGCCGCAACGGCCCGAAGAAATTCGGATCCAATTTTTATCGCTCAGCGTGAAGCTGGAAAGAAAAAGAAAAGAAACCAAAAATGAGATTCGTATTGCACACCTTTCGACCCACCGAAACCATCGACGGCGTGATCCGGCTGTTGGGCAGACATGCCTATACCAAAGGCGAAATGCGTCACCTTCGGAAAGCGTTTGACCGAATGAATGGAATGATCTTGCCGAAACCTGGCATGACTTACAAGATCCCGCTACCGTTTGAGGTTACAGATGACTACGGGAACTTAGTCGATGTGACGCCGCCAGAAGAAGAGATAGATGCCGATCCGGCGACGACCGGCGACGCCTGAGCACACGAAAAGAATGGTCTGATAGACTCAGTGCAGAAACGACTCGAGGGCCCTAGGGCCCTCGAGATGGTTCGCGTGTAGTTTATTGGATCATTGCATTTGCTCCAGTTCAGCGCGACGCTGATGGGCGAGCTCCCAGGTCTGTTGCAGACGAACCCACTGTTGGTCCAACAACAAATTGACTTCAGCGCTCAGCGAGAGCCCGGAGCTTTGCAGCGCGGTGATGTCGTTCTGCATCTTTTCGATGGCAACGATAGACTCTTTGATGACGGTGAGCAGGTCCATGATGACTCCTTAACGATCGTAGAACGTGGCGTCAGCAGCACGCTCAGCGGCCGCATCTTCCTGAGACCAACCGCCGCTAGCGTACGCTTCAGAGCCGTAGCCGGGACGGGTGGATTGCCAGAACTGGGGGTCGAGCTTCCGACCAGC